CCCCTATATATAGGAACACCCCCCGGTAGGAGTCCCAACCTACTTGCATAAAAAATTATTTTTCGGTATAAACCGCTTTAAACGGTTAGGTATATAGTTATGGCAGAGCGAAGACCAGAGTGGCAAGCGTTGGGGTTTAGTAGCCCTGAAGCCTACGAAGACGCTAAAGCTGCGTCTAGAGAGATGCTTAATATCGAGTACCTCATGGGGGTTCAGGATAAATTACCCGAAGGGTACAAGATGAACCAAGGGCCGGGAGCCGTGCTTACTGCGCTCGGACTATACGGTGACCAAACAGATAACCCACAATTCAGCCAACCTGCAAACATAAGAAGCTACACCAGACCTATAGGCAGCCCCGGCTCTAGGACATTAGGGCGATACGTAGTCCCCTACCAAAATTATGCCGGTGCCATGTCTTTACCGGAGTATGAAGAGATACTTAGCGATCGATTTAGTGGTATTCAGGCCGCTATCGTTGGTGGCCCTACTCAAGAGGATGATATTTTTGTAGATCAGACACTACAATACAATAAAGTTGAAGGGCGTCCATACGAGAATACGTTAAAGCATGAGTTACGGCATAGAGGGCTTGCTTCCGAAAGAGCGGCTAGGCTAAATGATGTGCCCGAAGGCGCGAGCGTAATTGGCGAAGAGTGGAAGAAGCGGGGTAATCTAAGGGATGTAGAACGCCGCGAACACCCTATATACGAACTTATACGCCAGTTGCAGGTAGGTGAGAAAAACATAGAAGAGTTGGGGTATAAGGACAGGGTGTACCTGAAAAGCCTAAACGAACTGGAGACGAACCTTTTAGGGGGTATGACCGAAGAAGAGCGCATGAGGTTAGGTTTCATACCTGAAAAGAAAGAGCTTGGGTTCATAGATAAGTTAATGAGTATAATGGATTAATGTTGCAAAAAATTATTTTTGGTGTAAATTGGTGCCATTAGATACTAACCAGTGTATATCTATGACAGTGATGCTTCAGCCAGAAGTCGGTATACCCATATCAGCGGACATGCCGTACCTAGATCTTAAAGTCCGTGCAGAGGCTGCGTGTAACACTGCTTTGTTATTGGCAGAACACGGGCTAGACATCACCCCAAACAAAGAAGACAAAGACGTAGCGGCTGGTATAGCAATAGATTACGCAGAGAACCCAGAGAAAACCTCTAAAACACTATCAGTTACCCGCTCTTCTAAGCTAACACCTGCCTCGTTAGTACTTACTAACAGCATCCTGCAAGAGTTTGGACAGTCTGTGGCCGAGAGTGCTACCCAGATACGACATCTTGTCACCAACAAGCTTCTGTTAGAGTCAGAGAACCCAGACCCACGGGTAAGAATCCGTGCCCTAGAGCTGTTAGGTAAGATCTCAGACGTTAGTTTGTTTGCAGAGAAGTCAGAAGTCACTATAACGCACCAGTCTACGGACGATTTACGGGCAAAACTACGTCAAAAGCTGGAGAAGTTGGTCAATCCGCCAGAAGAGTTGGGTGCCCCTATCGTATTTGAGGGTGAAGTAATCGACATTGACGCTGAATTAGGTATAGAACCGGCTAAACCCGAGGTAGACGAAGAGTATGACGATGAGTGAAGTCGCATTTGACTTTACAGAAGAAGAAATCCAAGTGATGTTGGATAATCTTGACGAGTATACGCAAGATGAAGTCCTTGAGATCGATAAATTAGTTGAGGAACTGAGCGCACGTAAGAGAAGTAAGTTAGCGTACGACGATTTGATAGAATTCTGCAAGGCGATGATGCCTGAGTTTATTGTGGGTAAACATCACCGCATACTGGCCGACATGCTGATGGCAATTGAAGGTGGGAACAAGGATCGGGTATGCGTAAACATACCCCCACGTCACGGTAAGTCCCAGTTAGTTTCTATCTTCTATCCAGCGTGGTATTTGGGCAGAAACCCTAATAAAAAGGTCATGATGGTGTCTCATACTACCGATTTAGCGGTAGATTTTGGCCGTAAAGTACGTAATTTAATCAATACTGACGCCTATAGATCAGTGTTTCCTACGGTTAATTTGGCCTCTGATTCTAAGTCTGCAGGCCGGTGGAACACCAGTGTAGGGGGCGAATACTACGCTTGTGGGGTAGGTTCTGCCCTTGCTGGACGTGGTGCTGACCTGCTTCTGGTGGATGACCCGCACTCTGAGCAAGATGTTATTAACGGTAACTTCTCTGTGTTTGAGAAAGCCTATGAGTGGTACACGTTTGGGGCACGTACGCGTCTTATGCCCGGAGGGCGGGTAGCGATTATTCAAACCCGTTGGCACATGGATGACCTGACAGGTCGCGTTGTGCGGGATATGACTCAGAACGATAAAGCTGATGAGTTCGAGGTTATCGAGTTCCCTGCGATCCTAGAGACCTCGGATAAGAAGACGGGTAAACCTATACAGAAGCCGCTGTGGCCTGAGTTCTTTGACTTAGACGCTTTGCTACGGACTAAGGCGTCGATGCCGGTCTTTCAGTGGAATGCTCAGTATCAGCAGGAACCTACGGCGGAAGAAGCTGCCATCGTTAAGCGTGAGTGGTGGAGTATCTGGACGAAGGAAGATCCGCCCAAGTGCGAGTATATTATCATGTCATTAGACTCTGCTGCGGAGAAGCACAACCGTGCTGACTTTACAGCCCTGACGACGTGGGGTGTCTTCTTTAATGAAGAGGTAGAAGCGTACAACATCATTTTGCTGAACAGTATTAAGAAGCGGTTGGAGTTTCCCGAACTAAAAGAGCTGGCGTTGGAAGAGTATGCTGACTGGGAACCCGATGCGTTTATCGTGGAGAAGAAAAGCTCTGGTGTGGCGATCTATCAGGAGATGCGCCGTATGGGACTGCCAGTACAGGAATATACCCCTCATAGAGGATCTGGTGATAAACTAGCGCGTTTAAACTCGGTAGCAGATATTGTAGCATCAGGTATAGTATGGGTGCCCGAAACTCGCTGGGCAGAAGAAGTAGTTGAAGAGATTGCTGGATTTCCCTTTATGAGCCATGATGACTTAGTGGATTCGACAGTCATGGCACTGATGCGTTTTAGGCAAGGTGGATTCATACGCTTACCAACTGATGAACCTGATGACATACGTTACTTTAAACAACGACGTGGCGGGTATTACTAAGAGTATAAATTATGGCAATTGAAAAAGGCTTGTATGCTGCACCAGAAGGTATCGATGATCTGCTCGAAGGCGAGATGATGGATGACGATATGATGGGTGCACAGTTAGAGATCGAGATCGTTGATCCTGAAATGGTTACGTTGTCTGATGGCAGCATGGAGATTACGTTAATCCCTGATGCCAACGAAGCAGACCTCATGGGGTTTGATGCCAACCTTGCTGAAGCGTTAGATGATAATGATCTACAGGGACTTGCACAGGATTTAATTGGGCTGATCGATGCAGATATCGAAAGCCGAAAAGATTGGGCTGATACGTTTGTCAAAGGACTGGACGTATTAGGGTTCAAGTACGAAGAGCGCACAGACCCGTGGGAAGGTGCCTGCGGGGTTTACTCTACTGTACTGGCCGAAGCCGCGATACGTTTCCAAGCAGAGACGATGAGCGAGACTTTCCCAGCCGCTGGCCCCGTACGAGTAAAGATCCTAGGAGCAGAAACACCCGAGAAAGCCGAAGCCGCTGAGAGAGTAAAAGCGGATATGAACTATGAGCTGACTGAGCGCATGGTTGAGTACCGGCCAGAGCACGAACGGATGTTATACAGCCTAGGACTAGCGGGGTCTGCGTTTAAGAAGGTGTACTTTGACCCTAATTTAGGGCGTCAGGTTGCTATCTATGTGCCTGCAGAGGACGTTATTGTACCCTACGGCGCGTCCCATATTGAGACTGCAGAGCGTGTTACCCACGTCATGCGGAAGACCAAGAACGAGCTTAAGAAGCTTCAGGCTATGGGGTTCTACAAAGAGGTAGACCTCGGTGATCCACAGCCGTTCCATACAGACATCGAGAAGAGGAAGGCCGAAGAAGGTGGCTACTCTATTACTGACGATGATCGATATGCGATATACGAAGTCCATGCCGACCTTATTATTGACGGTATTGACGATGATGAAGACGAGATTGCAAAACCGTACGTTATTACGATTGAACGTGGTACGAACAACATTCTAGCAATTCGGCGTAACTGGAGCGAAGAAGACCCGTTGATGCTGAAGCGTCAGCACTTTGTTCATTACGTCTATGTACCGGGGTTTGGGTTCTACGGCCTTGGCTTGATCCACATTATTGGTGGGTACGCTCGTGCAGGTACCTCGCTGATTCGTCAGTTGGTTGATGCCGGTACGCTGTCTAATCTTCCCGGTGGGTTGAAGTCTCGTGGCTTACGGATCAAGGGTGATGATACGCCCATCGAGCCGGGGGAATGGAAGGATGTGGATGTGCCGTCTGGTAGTATCCGCGACAACATTATGCCCCTCCCATACAAGGAGCCAAGCCAAACACTGCTTGCGCTACTTAACCAAATTACAACTGAGGGTCGCCGGTTAGGGGCTATCAGTGACATGAACATATCTGACATGTCGGCTAACGCTCCGGTAGGAACGACGCTGGCGCTGTTAGAACGTACGCTTAAGCCAATGGCTGCGGTACAGGCTCGTGTTCATTACGCTATGAAGCAAGAGTTCAAGATGCTCAAGACCATTATGTCTGAGTATGCACCCACTGAGTACGACTATATCCCTGCACGGGGAGAAGTTAGTGCTAGGGTAGCGGATTACATGATGGTGGACGTGATCCCCGTCAGTGACCCAAACAGCTCTACGATGGCGCAACGGGTTGTACAGTACCAAGCGGTACTCCAGATGGCCCAGTCTGCTCCCCAGATATATGACCTGCCACAGCTACACCGGCAGATGATTGAAGTATTGGGCGTTAAGAATGCGGATAAGTTAGTTCCGACTCAAGACGATCTCAAGCCTACTGACCCCGTTAGTGAGAACATGGATGCGTTGAACGGGAAACCGTTAAAAGCGTTTATCTATCAAGATCACGACGCGCATATCACAACGCACCAAGCGTTTATGCAAGATCCTATGGTCGCTCAAATGATCGGCCAGAATCCACAGGGACAAGCCATTATGGCTGCTCTGCAAGCGCACTTAGCGCAACACTTAGGGTTTAACTACCGTAAGCAGATGGAAGAAAAACTTGGAGCACCGCTCCCTGCACCGAACGAAGAACTCCCCGAGAGTATCGAAATATCCTTGGCGCAATTAATGGCCCAAGCAGGTACCCAACTTACTCAAAACCACCAGCAGCAACAAGCACAGACGGAAGCGCAGCAACAAGCGCAAGATCCTATCGTGCAGATGCAACAAGCGGAACTGCAAATTAAACAGCAGGACATGCAACGCAAAATGCAGAAAGATGCGGCTGATATTCAACTCCGCCAAGCAGAACAGGAACGCAAGTCGCAAAAAGATGCGATTGATGCAGCCTTGGACGCGGAACAACTTAAGCTCGACCAACAAGAACTTGCTATCGAGGCCCAGAAAGACGGGATCAAGATAGCTATCAGCAAACGTACTGATGAAAACAAGTTAGATGTAGAGCTTATGCGACTTATAGAGCAACAAAATAAGGGTGAATAATGGCTAAAACCATTTTTGACGTGCTTAAAGATAAGCTAGAGGAAGATAGATCCTCGGCACTACAGTTTCTTGGAGGGGGTGGAGCTAAAGACTTCGCTCAGTACAAGGAGGTTACAGGTATGGTTCGGGGTCTCGAAACCTGTATCAATTATGTAGAAGACCTCTCACGCAATATGGAAGAGTACGATGGGTGAAGCAATAGAAACGTTAGCTCCTGAAGAGATGCTAACACCGGAGGAGATCGAGGCGCAATTACCGAAACCTGTAGGGTATAGGGTGCTAGTCGCGTTACCGCAAGTAGAAGAGACGTTTGGGGAAACCGGACTGCTTAAATCTACTACAACAATGAACCAAGAACACATTATGTCAATTATCGGACTTGTGTTGGATATGGGTGACCAAGCCTATTCTGACGATGATCGGTTCCCGTCAGGCCCGTGGTGTAAAGCGGGTGATTATGTGATGTTCCGTATGAACACGGGCACTAGGTTTAAAGTTGGTGGGGTAGAGTATCGTTTGATGAACGATGATTCTATAGAAGCCATTGTAGCTGACCCCCGTGGTATCACACGAGCATAAGGAGTAAGATATGCCTTTTCAAAAAGTAGAGTATAGCTTTCCTGATGAAGCAGAGGAAAACTTTGAGATCGAAATTGAACCATCTAGCGCAGAAACAATTGACCTGTCAGGCAAAGCTAAAGCCGAGCCTAAAGCAGAGGCAGCAGAACCTGAAGTTCTTGTGGACGACGATGACGATGAATATGAAATTGAAATTGTTGACGATGCTCCCGCACAGGACGATGACGATGTATCAGATGACGTTACTGAAGAGGAGCTTGGCGATTATTCTAAGAAAGTACAGAAACGCATTAACAAGCTCACTGCACAGCGTCGTGAAGCAGCTAGAGAAAAAGAAGCTATTTTACGTGAGCGTCAAGAACTTGAAACGTTCACTAAACAGCTTATGGAGAAGAACAAAGAATTACAAAATTCAGTTATTGAAGGTCAAGAGGCTGCTCTAGAGCAAGCTAAACGAACCGCTGCAGGTGAGGCTATCCTCGCCAAACGTGCTTATAAACAAGCATACGAAGCAGGGGATGCGGATAAGCTAATAGAAGCTCAAGAGAAGTTAACCAACGCCAAAATAAAGGCGGATAGGTTAAATGCTCTAAAACCACCTGCTTTACAAGAGGATGAGAATCCTGTACAAACAAGAACTGAAGAACAAATTACAGCTCCAGTACCCGTCGATGAGCGAGCAAACAGTTGGGCAGCGTCCAACACATGGTTCGGCCAAGACGATGAAATGACAAGCCTAGCATTGGGGCTGCACACGAAGCTTGTCAAACTGGGAATAGACCCCCAGAGCAGTGAATACTACGAGCAAATTGATGCTCGCATGAAACAAGTATTTCCCGAACAATTTGAGGGACAAGGTGAAGTAGCTAACAAACCGAAAAGACAATCTAATATAGTGGCTCCCGCAACGCGAAGTACAGCTCCTAAAAAGATTACGCTTTCGCCCACGCAAGTCGCACTTGCAAAACGTTTAGGGCTAACACCAAAACAGTACGCTTTACAAGCGGCTATAGACATGAGGAAACAATAATGGCTACAAACAGAATTGACCGTGAACTAGTAACTCGTGAAAAAACAGTCCGTAAGAAAGGGTGGTCAAGACCAGAAGTTCTGCCTTCACCTACTCCAGAAGACGGGTATGCTTTTAAATGGGTTCGTGTAAGCACACAAGGTCAGGTTGACGCCACGAATGTTTCTTCGAAGCTCCGTGAAGGTTGGGAGCCTGTACGGGCAGAAGATCATCCCGAAATTACAATGGTCGCCGTTGAAAACGAACGGTTCAAAGACAATGTTGTAATCGGCGGTCTGATGCTTTGTAAAGCTCCGTCTGAACTACCGGAAGAGCGAAACGAACATTATGAAAATCAAAATAATGCTCAGATCCTTTCTGTAGACAACAGCCTCATGAGAGAGAACGACCCTCGTATGCCGCTATTTAACGAGCGGAAGACGAAGGTTACTTTTGGTAAAGGAATCTAACTTTAATTTGAGGAGTCTCTAATGGCTTATCCAACTGTATCAGCCCCTTACGGGTTGAAACCGGTCAATTTGGTCGGTGGAAGGGTATTTGCTGGTGCTACTCGACAGTTCCCTATTGCTTCTGGCTACGCAGCAAACATCTTCAATGGTGATGTTGTTAAGCTCATTAACGATGGAACTATCCAGAAAGACACTGGTACTGCTACCGCCACCCCCGTTGGCGTTTTCGTTGGTTGTTCATACACTAGCCCTGCTTTGGGTTATCAGTTGTTCAGCCAATACTATCCCACTGGCACTGTTGCTAGTGATATCGTTGCTTATGTTGTTGACGATCCCGATGCGTTGTTCAAGGTCGCAGTTACCGCTGCTGGCACTGCTAACATCGCTACCGTGGCTCGCACCGCTGTAGGTAATAATTCTGTGCTCATCCAAACGGCTGGAAATACTGCTACTGGGGATTCTAAAATCTCTATTAGTTCTACGACAGCTACCACGGCTACACAGCCTATGCGAATCATTGACGTAGTGCCCGAAACGGCTACTGGCGCGGATGCCTTCGTAGAGGTTATTGTGAAGTGGAACTGGGGCATGCACCAGTATCAAAACGCAACTGGCGTATAAGGAGAGTAAATCATGGCTATTTCAAGAGCCCAATTACTGAAAGAACTCCTCCCCGGTCTTAATGCTCTTTTTGGTTTAGAGTATGCTAAGTATGGGGAAGAAACTAAGGAGATTTTCGAAACAGAATCTTCTGACCGTTCTTTCGAAGAAGAAACCAAACTATCCGGCTTTTCTGCTGCACCTGTTAAAAACGAAGGCTCTGCCATCGAGTATGACAATGCACAAGAAGCATGGAGTGCACGCTACACGCATGAGACGATTGCGATGGGCTTCAGTATTACTGAAGAAGCTATCGAAGATAACTTGTATGACTCACTGTCTGCTCGTTATACGAAAGCTCTCGCTCGCGCTATGGCGTACACCAAGCAAGTTAAAGGTGCTACCATCTTGAACAACGGTTTTGCTGCTGGCACCACTTACGGTGACGGGCAAACGCTGCTTTCAACGGCTCACCCACTTGTCTCTGGCGGCACTAACTCAAACCGTCCTACTGTCGCGGCTGACCTTAACGAAACTTCTTTAGAAGCGGCTGTTATTCAGATTGCTGGTTGGACTGATGAGCGAAGCCTGTTGATCGCTGCGAAGCCTCGTAAGTTGATTATCCCACCCAATCTTCAGTTTGTAGCAACTCGTTTGTTAGAGACCGAAGGACGTGTTGGTACTGCGGATAACGACCTCAACGCACTTCGCAACAACGGCTCTATCCCCGAAGGATACTCAGTTAACCACTATCTGACTGACCCAGATGCGTGGTTCTTAATGACTGACGTACCTAACGGCTTGAAGCACTTTGTCCGTACTCCGATGTCAACGTCTATGGATGCTGATTTTGATACTGGCAACTCGCGCTACAAGGCTCGTGAGCGTTACTCGTTTGGTGTATCTGATCCCCTTGGGATTTATGGTTCACCCGGCGCATAATGCTGGTATAGAAAGGGGGGGGCACTTGTTGCCCCTTTCTTTTTTATAGTGTTGCCAAACATAAAAACAAGTGCTAGATTACTTGTTATCGGGATAACCCGGTAAATCTGACAGACCCGACTGACGACATGCAGACAGATTTACCCAACTTGCATGTAAGGAGTCTTTAATGGCTAATACAACTTTCTCTGGCCCCGTTACCTCAACCAATGGTTTTGTGGGCACTATCGTAGTTCCTACTTATACTGTAGCGGGTGCCCCTTCAGCATCTGATGCTGGCGCTGGCGCGGTAATCTACACCTCTAACGGTGCTGCCGGTGCTGCTATCCTTGCGTTCTCTAACGGTACTGACTGGAAACGTTCAGATACTGGCGGTACTATTGCTGCATCCTAAAGGAGTACGATATGTCTAGTTCTGATATCCAATCAAAACGGATTACAGGAACCGGCTCATTAGGTGTTGGCCCTGCGCGTATTACGCAGATCCAAGTTCTGACTACTACTGGCTCGCCCCGCCTCACTGTTGAGAATGGTGATGGTGGGCAAACGGTACTAGATCTGGACTTTAGTGCGAGTTCTACGCATTCGGTCAACATCCCTGACGACGGCATCCGATGTCCTGACGACGTTTTTATCGCTACTTTTACTGCTTGTACAGCAGCGACTGTCTTTTACCGGTAACGCAGATGCGTGCCTATTATAAAGCAGGCGGTCAAGTAGATAAAAAAAGCATGGCCTGTAACAAGCCGCGCCGAACTCCTAGTCACCCTAAAAAATCACATGTCGTGAAGGCGTGTGAGGGCGGCAAAGAGAAGATTATTCGGTTTGGTGAGCAGGGTGCTAGTACCGCAGGTAAACCTAAGAAGGGTGAATCTGCGCGTATGAAGGCTAAACGTAAATCCTTTAAGTCCAGACACGCTAAGAATATTGCTAAAGGCAAGAGTTCCGCTGCATACTGGGCTGATAAGGCGAAATGGTAATGCCTAGCAAAAGCAAGAAACAACAAAACTTTATGGCTGCAGTAGCCAATAACCCTAAATTTGCCAAGAAAGCTGGGGTACCCCAGTCAGTAGGCAAAGATTACGTAGAGGCAGATAGAATGAAAGGAATGAAGAAATACCAAGCCGGTGGAATGTCGCAAGGCTATAACGCTCGTCTAGATGATTCTATGGGCGCTAAGAATGGTAAAAAGAAGCAAGGTATGAAGTCTCGTCGTGACGAGAGCGAAGGTATGGAAGAGTCAATGGGCAAGCGTAAGTTTGCTGGCGACAAGGCCATGAAATTCCAAGCTGGTGGCCCTATGCCTGCTGGTATGGCTAACCGACGTGCTGGTGTTAGCGGTGTTGTAACTCCACCTACGGGGTCGTTTCCTGAACCTAAAAAAATGCCGACAAGGCTTGGTGATGGCCAACCTACAGATACAATGGATATGCGCCCCCGACGACCAACCAAGGAAACAGCCATGCGCGGAGCTGCGGCACGCCGATCAGGTGGTAGTACGCCACGCGGTATGAAGAAAGGCGGAAGTGTCCGTGGTTCTGGTTGCGCTACCAAAGGCACCCGTGCTGCTAAAATGGTAACGATGAAAGGTAGCTAATGCGCTGTTACTATAAAAAAGGCGGTTCGGTTAAAGACGCGTGCTATAGCAAGGTTAAGTCTCGCTATAAGGTTTTCCCTTCCGCCTATGCTTCAGGTGCTATTGCGAAGTGTCGCAAGAAAGGCGCTAAGAACTGGGGTAACAAGAGTGGCAGTTAGAAAGACCGAAAAAGGCGCATCGTTAAAGCGTTGGTTTAAAGAAGACTGGAAAGATGTACGTACCGGTAAAGCCTGTGGTAGGAAGAAGGGTGAAAAGCGCGATACGCCGTATTGTAGACCTACAAAGCGGGTATCCAGTAAGACACCTAAAACGTCTTCAGAAATGACTAAAGCAGAGAAGACGAGTAGGGTTGCTCAGAAGAAAAAACTGGGCCAACCAGCAGGTAAACCGAAACGTGTAGCACCGTTACGTAGGAAGAAACAAAGTGGCTAAAGGCGTAAAACATTATTACCAAGACGGTCGTGAGCACAAAGGGGGTATGCACAAGCACCCTGATGGCAAACTTATGACTGGTAAAACGATGTCTAGCGCCTCTAAAAAGTTGTATCACTACGGCCAGCTTTCCGCAAAAGCCAAACAAAAAGCTAAGAGCGGGTGGAGATAATGGCTACATCAGGAAGTACAGCATTCAATATGCCCTTCACAGACATCGCTGAAGAGGCGTGGGAACGCGCTGGGCGTGAGTTACGGTCTGGGTATGATCTCCAGACTGCCCGTCGTTCTATGAATCTGATGACGATTGAGTGGCAGAATCGTGGCATTAACATGTGGACGATTGAGCAGGGTGTTCTTGATTTAGTGCAAGGCCAAGCAACCTACGCACTCCCTGATGACACCATTGACCTTCTAGAGCAGAGCGTTCGTACGGGTGCACACAACTCGGTCACGCAGTCGGATCTAAACCTTAACCGGATTAGCATCAGTACTTACGCGTCTATCCCTAACAAAATTACACAATCACGGCCCATACAGGTCGTTATCCATAGAGATAGTGGGCAGACTTACCCAACCGGTATAACGTTAGGGGCTACTGCAACCAGCACTGCTACGACAATTACGCTTAGTGGTGTAGCGGGATTACCCCCTGCAGGGTTCGTTAAGATCGAAAACGAGATTATTAACTACGGGTATATTGAGGGTAACGTGTTACAGAACTGCTTCAGGGGCCAACAGGGCACTACAGCAGTGACTCATACGGTTGGTGGTACCGCTATACCCGTTTACTGGGAACAAGTCCCTGCGGTCACCGTATGGCCTGTACCGGACAATGTTGAGAGCTACCAGATTGTTTACTGGCGTATGCGACGTGTGCAAGATGCTGGTAGTGGTATTGAGACAGCCGACATGAACTTTCGGTTCTTCCCATGTTTAGTAGCAGGTCTGGCATACCATATTGCCATGAAAGTACCTGAGTTCATGGATAGAGTACCGATGTTAAAAGCGGCATACGAAGAACAGTTTGAGCTTGCTGCAGGAGAAGATAGGGAAAAAGCCCCCGTGCGGTTTGTACCTCGTGCAGGTAGGTTCTAAATGGGTAACCAATTCGCTTCAGACAAAAGAGCCATCGCCATGTGCGATGTGTGCGGCTTCCAATTTAAACTGAAGACGTTAAAAGATTTAGTAGTTAAGGGCAGGAACACGAACATAAAAGCGTGTCAAGAGTGCTGGAATCCAGACCAGCCGCAACTTAAACTAGGGGAGTTTCCGGTAAACGACCCGCAAGCAATTAGAGATCCAAGGCCCGATAGAAGCCTTGGCGTATCAGGAGAGTATAGTAGTAGAGACATACAGTGGGGTTGGAACCCAGTAGGCGGTGGTAATGATCCGTTTGGGCTAACTCCTAACAACTTAATATCTACTGGGTCAGTAGGAACAGTTACAGTAACGACTACATAGGAGTAGTACGATGTATAACCCTAAAAATGTTTTTGGGATGGAAGAAGTCAAAGTCCAAAAGAATAAAGGCGTCCAGTCTTATGGTGCCAAGCCAAGCATGAAAGGCGTTAAGACTTCCGGTACTATGATGCGCGGGTATGGCGCAGCGACTAAAGGCCGTATGTGCCGAGGGCCAATGGGCTAAATCATGGACTACACGCAGCTCAAAGTAGATATTCAGGATATTTGTGAGACGACTTTCACAGATGCCCAGCTTGCTATGTTTACCGAACAGGCCGAGCAGAAGATCTATAATACGGTTCAGATCCCTGCGTTACGTAAAAACGTTACTGGGTCAGTAACAGCTAGTAACACGTACCTAGACATTCCTTCGGACTTCTTATGGTCGTACTCTTTAGCGGTTATTGACGGAGACGGTAACTATTCGTTCTTGATTAACAAAGACGTTAACTTCATCCGTGAAGCATACCCCAAGGCTACTTCTACAGGGCTACCGGTACATTATGCGTACTTCAATGATGACGCGTTTATTGTTGGCCCGACGCCAGACAGTAACTATGCAGTAGAGTTACATTACGGGTACTACCCTGAATCCATTGTGACGGCTGGCACGACGTGGCTTGGGGATGAATTTGATTCGGCTTTGCTGAATGGTGCGTTGATTGAGGCTATCCGATTCTTGAAAGGTGAGCCTGATATGGTAGCTCTATACGAACGGTTATATGTACAGGCTATAGGGTTACTCAAGAATTTGGGTGACGGTAAATTACGCGAAGATGCTTTCCGTTCAGGTCAGTATAAAGTTGCGGTAACTTAAGGAGTTTAACATGGCAATTACACAGGCAATGTGTACTTCGTTCAAGCAAGCATTACTTGACGGAGAAATGGATTTTAGTAGTAACACGGCGCAGTCTTATAAGATTGCATTATATACGTCTAGTGCGTCTTTGGATGCTGCAACTACGGCATATACTACGAGTAATGAAGTGGTAGGTGCCAATTATGTGGCGGGGGGTAACACGCTGTCTATCTCTACCAACCCTACTACTGGGGGTACTACGGCGTTTCTTAGCTTTGCTACGACTACGTGGACTACGGCGACAATTACAGCGCGTGGAGCTTTAATCTACCAAGCTGGTGGGTCTACTCCAGCAGTTGCCGTGCTTGATTTTGGTAGTGATAAAGGGTCTTCAGCAGGTGATTTCCAGATTACTTTCCCAACAGCGGATGCTACTAACGCCATTATCAGGATTGCTTAGGTACTAAGGGATGCCATCTTCGACGACATACGAAGGCTGGGGACGCGCCAGTTGGGGACAAGGTTCTTGGGGAACCCCCCTTATTATCGTCAACGTCGATGGCGTCCAAGCAACCGGAGCAGTAGGTAATTTAGGTGTATCCGCTGCTGTTGCGGTAACAGGAGTTGGAGCTACAGGCGCTATTGGCGCGGTATCTATAAGCGGTGCGGTTCAGGCATCAGGCTTAGAAGCGACCGGTAATATAGGCAACATAGGTATATCTGCTGCTGTTGCGTTAACAGGAGTTCAAGCTACAGGTGCTCTTGGTACAGTAGCTATAAGCAGTGCAGTCCAAGCATCAGGCTTAGAAGCTACAGGTGCTCTTGGTACTATATCCACAAGTGGTAGCGTACAAGTAACGGGGGTTGCAGCTACAGGCGAAATAGGTAGTGTAGGTGTAGCCGCCGCTGTTGCAGTTACAGGAGTTCAAGCTACAGGCGCTATTGGGGATGTAGTCGCAAGTATAGGGGTAGGTGGGGTACAAGCCACAGGCGCTATTGGCGATGTAATTGTAGGGCTTGGGGTAAACATATTTGTTACAGGTGTAGCGGCTACCGGCGAAATAGGAACTGTCCATATATGGAGCCAAATAGTCCCCGGCCAAAACCCAAACTGGCAAGATATTAGTGATGCACAAAACCCAAATTGGGTTAATATAAATACAACTCAGAATCCAAACTGGCAAGACATAGCCGCATGAGGTTACGAATATGACAACTCAATACACTACGATCCTTAAGTTAGCTCTTCCTGTCCAAGGGGAATTGAGCGGTACTTGGGGCGATGTTGTAAACGACAATATCACGCAGATGGTAGAACAGGCCGTTGCAGGTAAGGCCGTAATCAATACGTGGACAGGTAACTCCCATACGCTAACCACCGCCGATGGTACGACCTCTGAGTCGCGTTGCGCTATTCTAGAATTAACTGACACGGGTACTGCACTGACAGGCGCTGGTACGGTAGTCTGCCCCACCAATACAAAACTTTATATCGTAGATAACAACACAGCACAGATTATTACTGTTAAGACTTCTGGTGGTACAGGCGTTGCCGTGCCGGTTGGCAAAACCATGCTGGTCTACTGTGACGGCACTAACGTCGTTGAAGGCGTTACTCACGCAAATAGTCTGAGTTTGGGCACCAGTACGAATACGGTTAACGCTATATCTATTGCGACAGACCTTGGCGATACAGGAAGTAGCAACTCCAACTTACCTACGCAGTTAGCGGTTAAAACTTATGTCGATGGGCAAATTGCAGCGACTAACGAACTTAGTGAGGTTCTTGCCGCTGGTAACGTTACTGGCGCAAACGACATCGATGTTGAAAACGCTCAGAAGGTTCAGTTCCGTGATGCCGCGATATACGTCAATTCAAGCGCAGACGGCCAGCTCGACATTGTAGCTGATGGTGAAGTACAGATCGACACGGCTTTAGTAGATATCAACGGTAACCTTGATGTATCGGGTACAACTAATATCAGCGGGTCTGTTTCTTTCACAAAGAACGCTATTGCAGGTGTAGCAATAAGCACAATAGCAAGGGCTTCTAATACCGTTACTGTCACAAATTCCGCTGTACACGGGCTTACTAGCGGAGATCTAGTTAATGTTAACGGTGTTGCCGATACTTCCTTTAACGGTTACTTCACGGTATCGGTAAGTTCTACTACGGTATTTACGTATAACCAGACTGGAGCAGATGGAAGCTCGACTGGAGGCACGTCTACCGAGGTCGTATACAACCTTAATGCTAGTGGCACAGCCCTTAACTGGATGAACGGCCCACTTAATATTGCTGCTAATAGCGGCATTGACGGGCTTGAGATCACTCAGTCTGGATCAGGTAACGGCTTACATGTTACTGGTACTACGGATCTTGTTGGTAATGTGGATGTCACGGGCACAGTAACGGCCACAGGCACTTCAGTCTTTGCCAGCCTAGACATCTCAGGAGACATAGACGTAGACGGCACAACTAACCTTGATGTCGTGGACATTGATGGTGCTGTGGATATGGCAAGCACATTGGCGGTTGGTGGTAAAGTCCGTGTAGCCGCTGCTGCTGATGGCACCTCAGCGTTAATGACTTTTGATTCTGCCTCAAACTTTAGTAGCCTTCAGATGGGCAATAATTCAGGCAGTGGCTCTGCTGGAGGTGTATTGCTTTATGGTTCAAGCGGTAATGAATTTGCACTTTATCAGTACACTGGTGCAGTTGGCAGCGAGACCTACGGAGCCCCAACATTTTCATTAAACAGCATAGGAGGGGCTACTTTTAATCCCAGCGCCAGCGGTTTCGCAGTCTTTAACGAAGGTGGCGTAGACGCAGACTTCCGCGTTGAGTCTGACGGCAACGCTAATATGCTGTTTGTTGATGCTAGTGCTAATCGAGTCACTATAGGCGGCAATGACGGTACAGGAAGTTTGACTGTCAAAAACACAGATAGTGGTGGGTCTGATGTTTATATTCATGCACAAAACCCCACCGCTAATAGGATAGCAGGATTTAAAGTTCTTGACGAAGATGGCGATGCTCAAGTTACGCTTCAATACGATAATGGAAGTGACACGCCTTCTTTGGTGCTCCAAAAAGAAAGTGCAGGAAATATGTCATTTTCTTTTGACGGAAGTAGCTCCGCTATAGCATCAAACTCTACCTCTGCAACTTTGGATTTTAAAACAAGCTCTACCACTCGCATGTCTATTTCGGTAGGCGGTGGAATTACAACTACACCCCTTGACGATAAGCACGCAGTATTTAACGAAGGTAGCGCAAGCTCCGATTTTCGAGTTGAGAGCAACGACAACGCTAATATGCTGTTTGTTGATGGTGGTGGTAACCATGTAAACATTGGCACAGGTACGGACTTATATGGTCTCTTAAACGTAAATGGTGATTTAAGTTTATCAGGTGCTGGTACGTCAAACCGTTACGTTGCGCTGCTTGCCGAAACGAATACCTATGCTGGAACTTTGATGCTACAAGCAGGAGGGGGTTCTGCGGCTTATGGTGCCGCCGTAGTGATGCACGGCCACTCTCATGCCACTAATCCCGGTATGCTGTACTTGGCTGGATCATCAGGCGCTGGCGGCAAAAGTGTTGTAATTGGCCGGAACGGAATTTCTGTTACTGCGGCTTCTGAGATGTTGACCGCATATTCTAATGGTACAGAACTTGTTATAAATGAATATGGTAACAACCAAGACTTCCGCGTTGAGTCTGACGGCAACGCTAATATGCTGTTTGTTGATGGTGGTGCTAATAAGGTTTATGTGGGAGCGGCTTCCGCAGGTGTCAACGGTGTTTTGCAGGTTACGGGAAGTATTGGATTAACAGGTAATACTGAAATTAGACAAAGCACTAATTCTGATGGAAGTACGCTAAGATTTTTAGGTACTCAGCTTGTAATTGCAAACAGCAATTCAAATGGTTACAGCTATTCGGGTGGCGGATTAGTAGCTTCTGTTTCTCCTTCGGCTGGTGCAATTACGCTAGATGCTGGGGCAAATAACACTTCAGGTCACAGACTTAAAGTTATTAACGGCGCAGACGGTGTACAAGGTTCTTTGCAATATTTGTCCAGCACCACAGCTAGGCTTAACATTGATAGTGCTACTGGTGCCTTCACTACGACTTCTGCGGCAGGAGGACACGCAGTATTTAACGAAGCTGGCGCAGACGCTGACTTCCGCGTTGAGTCTGATAATACCTCTGCTGCGCTGTTTGTGGATGGCACTAACGGCAAGGTCGTACTAGGCGGCACCACTGCAAACGCAGATTTTTATATTACAAAAATAACGGCGGGAGAAGTTGTTCGGGCAGACAATAGCCAAGCCAACTGGAATGGCGTTATGTACTACAGCGTCATTTTTGGCACTGGCAATAACAATGGCTCTATTTCTGCTGACAGGCATTTTCAAGGGTATGCTGGCGGCGCTGCACGTTTCATAGTTTGTGGAAATGGTGACGTTAAAAACAACAACAACAGCTACGGCGCTATTTCAGACCTGAAGTTAAAAGAAAACATTGTTGATTCGGGTTCTCAGTGGGATGACATCAAAGCCCTTAGAATTCGCAAGTATTCAATGAAAGATGAGTATTCTGACGTACCTACCCAGATAGGCGTTATTGCTCAAGAACTAGAAGCAGCGGGGATGGGCGGTCTAGTTACAGAAGGTGCTGACTTAGATGTAGATAACAACGATCTAGGCACGACAACAAAACAAGTTACCTACTCTGTCTTATACATGAAAGCCGTAAAAGCACTACAAGAAGCAATGGAACGAATTGAATCTCTAGAAGCCCGTATCGCGGCACTAGAATCATAAACTGTCATCAAAGGAGAATTTAAATGGCAATTACAAACACATGGTCAGTATCTGACATGCAGCACATGGACTCCGATGGTGGAGTTTTCTTGGTTTACTGGTCGATGGTAGCGGCAAGCGATGGTACGCCATCCTACACTGCTTCTGAAGGCGGCAAACTGCGTTGTGAATATGACGCTTCAAGCCCGACCTATATCCCATACGCTGATCTAACAGAGAACGATGTGCTTGGTTGGGTCTACGCAAGTTTGGTTGAAGGTGAAGAAACGCCTGATGAAGCTAAGGCTCGCGTCGAAGCTGATCGTGACGCTAAGGTGCAAAAGCAAATTGATGCCGCTGCAACAACTGCTTCTGGCGTGCCTTGGTAATGATTGCAGAGCTTGTTGCCTTTAATACTGCTTTTGGAGTAGTTAAGCAGTTTATTGGCAACGGCAAGGACTTGCACGATTGTTTTAGCCAAATCGGTCAGATGGTCAACGCTAAAGAAGATCTGAAGGCTAGGCAGCAAAAAAACAAGAAGTCTTTGTTTGCAAATGACGCCGAAGAGTTTATGGCTCTGGAGACGATCGCTCGGGCAGAGCAAGAGCTGCAAGATTTTATGGTTTATTATGGCAGAGCAGGATTGTGGGACGACTTTATTGTGTTTCAAGCTAAGGCTCGCAAGGCGCGATTAGAGGCTAAGAATGCACACGCAAAGAAGATAAATCAGCGGATGCACTACGCAGGTCTTGCAGTTGGATGTGTCTTGGTTTGTGTCGGGCTATACGCCTGCTTAATTATCATATTTGCGATTGCGCAGTAGCTATGGACGCATTAGACGCTATCGGGGCTATCTGGCCTATCGCCTTGGGATTCGTAACTTTGGTTATCGTGCTCGCCAAGATGCACGCTGATATCGAGCAGATTAAGGAGAAGATCCGCACACTGTT